AAACAATGAACTGGGGATTTTCCATCTTCGCCTTCAATTTTTCCAGAGACATTATTTACATGTCTTTGAATTACAAACCATGCATAATCGTCGTCTTGGTCGACTGAGGCTTGATCGAACATGAAAAATCCTATACCGTGGTCAGTACAAGTAAGTCTATATGCCATTGGATAATTCGAATCTATTCCGTCATCAGTTTTCCCCTGTCTCCTAAAGAAACCGGATTTTGCTTTATTATCATCATTACTGAAATTATAATAAATTTCACTCAGTTCTCCTGGCTGTCTAAACACGGCATTTTTTATACCATCCCGACCTTGGCCACTTGTCAGATCGCCATTATCCATAATTTGTAAGGAAGTTCCAACATTAACATATAAATATTCATCTCTTGAATCATAATAAAATCTCATACGCCATTTTTGAGGTTTTCTCTGATCTCTGACAGGTTGTGTTAAGTTTATCGTTCTTGGTATAGAAACTGAAGCTGAGCTCACATCGGCTAAAGATGAAAGAAGATCTGTTGCCTTTTCCGATTCTACAACAAACAAATCGCCTATCCGACGAATACAACTCATAACATCTCTATGATTTTGTTGTCCATTATCTCTAATGAGAATATGATTTGATGCAAATTCATCTATTCTAGGATAAATTAAATTATAGGGTTGTGATTCGAATCCGCCAAGATTGGTATCGGGATATGTGCCGTTTGGATCAGCATGTTGGTTTATACAAAGTCTCCAATGATCCATAAGATATTCTGTCGGATTGTTGCCAGAATAATCCCAATCATTTATATCCTCTTCATTATAAGTGGTCCCTCTTACCATAGTACAAGTTGCGGAACCGTCCGCGCTGACGGCCGTAATAACCATAGTACCACTTCCGTAGGGTTCTATAATTCTCTTCCCTACATCTTCATCTTGGAACCCATCAGCAGCAGATAATGCCACGTCAGTTTCTCTATCAAACAGTGTTGCTGTAACATCGGCAGTGCCAATGGCCAGCGCCGTACGGGCTGCGCCGGTAAGTTTCAAAGTAGCTTTTCTTTGAGCAACAGTGCTCCATGCAGAACTGTAGTAATTTGCATATGGATGTAAACAGAGGTCCTTAGCAAGTGTTCTTAAAAATCCATCTTCAGTCTTTGTGTCGATATTGGTGTCAATTGTATATTCCATAACAACATCAACACCGGCTTCAAAAGATTCACTTCTCCAAATTGCAGTACCATGATCTAAATCAACTTGAGTTTGATCTGCGACTGTGGAGACAGTTAATACTAAATCATTTACGCCCACAGAATCGTCTTGAATTCCGCCCAGCTGGGATTGTGGGATTGTGAGTGTATCACCAACCGCAAAGCCTTCGCCATAAGAACAGAAAGTAACTTTGTTAATTTTTCCTAATTGATTTACAAAAACTTGTATCATTAAATTAGCTACAACACCAGAGGAACCAGCGTTGGTAGTAATTACTTTGTCGCTTCCATTATGAGAAACAAACCAGACGCCCGGCCTATGTCCTGTCAATGTTGTTGATGTAATATCTACACTTGTTATTGCTCCCACACCCGTATCTTCGGTTTCTCCATTAAGTCTTGTTACAACAAACTGTCCTAACAATGGAGTTTCATCAATTTCCATTGTCAATGCTGGATAACCATTACCAGTATCCCCAGCGAGAGTGTAATTCTGTCCACCATCATGTATTGTAAATGATGTTATAGAACCGTTACCATCAGCCTTACAAGTAATGTTAGCTGGTCGGGGGGTCTTGTTTGCTTTTTCTCCGCCTCTGATACATACTCCATAATCAGCTCCAGGCGTATATCCTTGACCACCATTGGAAATAGCAAACTGTTGAATTACTCCTTCGCCCAATGGAGATGTAGAATCAGTTAAAACAACAGTTCCTAAAGTAGCTTTGTTAGAACCAGTTGCAAATTTATAAGTTAGAGGTTTTTTGACAGAACTAATGACACCATTTTGAACTTCTCTTTTTTCTGATCTTATTTCGTATGCCGGAACTCTATCAAGTTGTTCTTGTGCTCCTCTGCCAAGTCCTTGTGCCGCTCGATCAAACTTAGCGAAAGTTTGATTAAATTCGTTCATGAACTGAAATCTCTGCCGTTGTCTTGTTTGGGGGATTGATATCATCTCATTCCTTTGAATGGAATATCCCCCCGACAGAAATGGAGTTTTCAGTGAGGTTGATGTTGGCATTTATTGATCTCCTTAAATGTTTTACTTATATTTATACATAGTATTTTTCCGACTAATAAACCTTAGGCTACAGGTGCGGCGCCATTTTCTACATCACTATATGAAATACTAGATCCGGTAACTTGTAAGAATATTCTCATACCATTTCCATTTGGCAATGTTGAAGGCATACCCTCATACCTTCTTTTATTTTTTCTCCAAATCTGGTAAGATCCATCCGGCGCCACATGCCCACCATAAGCGCCAGCGTTTGTAGTGGTTATCTTATGTAAATCTTCATTGATTTCGTTGGTGTCCGATACGGCGTTGATAGCTACTTGAACTGGATCTGTATAACCACTGCCAGCTGGTGTTATCTTGCCATCAGAGTCATTGTATTTATCAATTTCTACATATCCAGCTTGAGTTGAAAAATCAGCAGAAGAAACACAAATCAGATCCAGTTCACTTTCTGGATAGTAAAATCTCTGACTTGTCAATTGTGTTGGGAAAGAAAATACGAAATTTCTTCCTTGAGTAATCGAAAGTTGTTCTTGCGGATTTATAATAGCATGCGAATCTACTTCATGCATTGTTGCAGAAACATGGTAATCCCACGGTTTCAACACATCTTTTTCTCTTACAATAAATCTATTAATAGACTTAACATCATTCATATTTGTTTCGGGGAAATTTCTATCTTCGGGAGTAGAAATAATATATGTTCCTTGACTTGGATTTGATGTTTGGTAGTTTATCATAGAAATTGAGAATGACGATCCTGATCTTGGAGAATTCTTAAAATAAAGAGATTTATTCCAAAAATCATACATATATTCGTTTCTACTAGTTGTATTTGTCCATATTACATCGCCCGGCAATTTAGAACTCAATTTTGAATCGTTGGCAGAAGCAACCAATTTACTAGAATCAATAACCCAATGTGGATAATCCACACCCTGTACCCAATTGAGATCAGCATCGTTCGGTTGTGTATTTGAGCTACCACTCGCAAACCCTAAGCCAGTGCCGGTCGGATCGATGATGTTTCCAGAGTCATCCACATGCGAATATATACCTGTTGTTGTAGTATTCCATTCTGAAAAGAATCTTTTTCCAGTAGTAAAATTCTGTGTAGTATACGAAATAATATTGTTACTTGTAGCGTTCGGATCCATTCCTGGCTGTAACGCATTGAAATTTGGCACAGTACTCGCATCTATATTAGGAAGTTTAAAATTTGGTCCAAGATTGGTCACACCAGCAGCCTCTAAAGATTCCATAAATCTAGGAACAGTAGTCGGATCTCCTCTTCTTACCCATTCATCGTAAGTTAGGATATATGCTTTTGAATCTCTTAGAACTTCAACTTCATCTAAGGTTACAACCATAGATTCAAATACTTTATCGACATTTTCTGGTTGTGCTGTATATAAAATGTCCATCAAAGCAGAATCACCTTCTGCATAATTAGTCAAATTGATATTTTCTACAGAACTAGGTACACCAGTACCATCTTGAGAAGCATTTTTAAATGTTGACATTCTTTCAATAATTTGGGTTGGCCAAATTATATTTTGGGAGAGTTGTGAAGATGTGTCATTTCCGATTGCCCAATTTGCGGCGGCCGGTGTCGCATCTATGAGATTATCACCAGTAGTTGTGATACCACGAATCAATGCCTCAGCAGTAACAACACCCCCTGTAACTTGTTTTTCAACTTGTTCAACAGCACCTGGCGATGGTGACGCATTCAATGCTATAGATGTGTCTCTTCTTCTAGGCAAAGAATTAAATCCTGTAATAGCCAAATCTGTAATCTCGCTGGATGGTCCAGAGATATTCACATATGGCATAGTTTTTAACTTTAAAGTTGTTTCTTTGTATTCAGCCGTTCTTGTGAGCGCCTCGGTAGTTCCAGCAAATGGTTGGAAAGTACCATCTGTAACATCACCAGAATTTGACATACCAATTTCAAGGTTTATAGTAGTAGTACCATCTGTCGCAGTATCAGCGTCAATTAATTTCAATAGAGTACCATCTGCGTTATCACTAACATTGGTGAGAAGATCACCTCGAATTTCATCGCCAGTAATATTATTTACCGATGAAATTGTAATTTTTCCGGTGGATGGGAACCATTCTTTTATTCTACCCCCCCATATAATAGGATTTGTGTCGTCAACAACTCCAGCCTTGTTTCTACATGCCAAAAAATGTCCTTTTTGAATTTTTGGTGGATTTGTGGCGTCATCAATTTTAACAAAGAAAGAATATGTTTTTTCATACCACAAATCAGTATTGATTGCAGACATATTTCCCGACAATCCTCTAAATAAATCTACCTTTACATCAGAAATTTCTAAAGTGGTTGCAGCAACCGATCCTTGAGCAGTACCAGATGCATATCCATATCCATTAAAATCAATTGCATTTACCCTACCATTAAAAAACGCAGCATCTTTACTGATATATACTGTCGGTGCTTCAGTTTTATATACACCAGCAAGAGAACTATAAATGGTTGGTGGTTTGCTCATATCGTTTATGTCAGAAGATGAATAATATGGAGTCAGTGTACTCACATCTGTCGGTCTTTTTGATGGCGAATATACACAATGTACTGGTGATTTATCTGCAAATTCCGGTTGTCCAGTTGATTGATTTACATGTCTTTGAATTACAAACCATGCATAATCGTCGTCTTGGTCAACAGAGGCTTGATCAAACAAGAACAATCCCATGCCGTGATCAGTACAAGTCATTTTAAAAGACATGGGATAACTGCGAGCCATTTCTTTTTCGATTTGTGATTTTCTAAAAAATTGAGACTTCGCTCGTGAAATTGACACACTAGTACCACGGCCAATAGCAGGAGTTTGATATACATCGCACAGTTCGCCCGGCTCTCTGAATATTGGAGATTTTATTCCATCTCGATTTTGCATTGTTGATACAGTACAATCATCTAAAATTTGCAAATCTGTACCAACATTGACTTTTAGAGATAATGATGTCTCATCCCAAACAAATCTTATACGCCATTTCTGTGGTTTTCTATTACTTACAGGGCTGTTACTATTAACAAAACTCAAATTACTATCAGACAGGAGATCGACACCTCTTTCTGATTCGACTACAAATCTATCTGTAATTTCTCTTAATTTGGATTTTATATCACTATCGGAAGTCGTCAACCCCGAAGTAAGCGGTTGCGGATATATCAATTGAAATGGTCTTGAATATTCATCAGAAGATTTCATTTCCAGATACATAACATCAGAATCATTAATTTTAGCAGTATTCTTGTGTCTTCCCGAAAAGGACTCGGCGGCTGCGATCGCAGACAATGATAATGGACCAGTTGCTGCTTCTTGAGCTGTTACTATAGTTGCATCAGCAGCTGCGCTAGCCGTATGCCATCCAAAAAATGCATTTTTTGGATCAAGTGGTGACACTTTGGTGGGCGACCTAAACGCCCTACTAAATATCCAATACTTTTGTGTGGCTGCATCGCCGATACCACTATCGTAGGCCTGATCATCATGTGGGAAAGATACCTCATTAACTGGCAAAGTCGTTGTGACTTGATCTGGACCTAGTCCTTGTCTACCAACTAATGCTCCATAAGGAACATCGATAGATTTGCCCCAGACATATGCAATAGAGACTTCGACAGCTCCAAGATTTCTAATCCAAGGCATACCACTAGTTCTTTTTAATTTAAAAGTCGATCTTCTTGATGAAACATCGCTGGTAACTATCCAATCATCTCTATTAATCAGTTTTCCGTCAATAGAAACTCTAAATTCGCCACTACCAAGATCGCTCTCAATTAATGGGAAGTCTGTCATAAGTGGAATAGTTTGCGCTGTAATCTCTGCCGCGGTCGAAGCAGCTTGTAATTTGGCCAAGCTATATGTTTCAGCTATTGTGGGCACTGTATCATTATCAAAAAGCTGCGCGTTGGTTTGCGCGCTGGCGGTTGTGTTGGCGCTCATATTAATAGTTGCAGTTTCTTTGTGTTCTCTTACGACCTTCCACAAATTCTGAACAGTTCTTTGTGTTGCCTCTTTAATATCATCATCCAATAAATCTTTGTATTTTATAGAGAGGTTGTTTTTAAAAACTTTTAGATCCTCTGCAGCTGTACCTGTCAAGACAGCACCAGCTGGGCCCAATGCAGCGAAATTATTTGATCCTGCGAGACCAGCAGAAGGAATGTTAGATACATATTCCTGGCCCACGGTGCCGCGCTGGTTGCCAGGCTCGGCGGCATTATCATCCACGAATTCTGTGAAATTTCCAAAGTGGGCTTGAAATATTTCTGGTGAATCGAAAGGGTGAATACACATATCGTGTGCAAGTTGATATAATAAACCACCAGAACCAGTAAATTTACTTGTATGTTCTGTATATGAAATCTCAACTATTTCGCCCGGCATTGGTTGAGCTGATTCATGGAATACAATAGCTCCAAATTCTCCATATTGAGAATCGTACATAACAGTTCCTAGGCCTGCTGCAAGAGACCCTTCTGTATATGCATTTGCGTTCCATGCCACTTTTTCTGTTGGGTAAACTCCGGTTGGGCCAACGCCAGTCGAGGTGGTATTATTCCCATTCACCGCTAAAGCAGCTGGCCCTCGTTCTAGATGAGTTCTAACTTCACCCATTCGAATATCCCAATCCCAATTCTTGTCTTCATAATCTGGCAATGATCTCAAAAGATAGATTCTATCTCCCGAAATTGCATCGTGACTTTCGTATTGTTGCCTATGTGGCACTTGTATAACGTCATTTCTCTGAATACTAAATCCGCTTGCAATAGACATTAAGGTCTCCTATCTAATTTTCTTATTATTTATAAAAAATATTTTGTTGTTTCTCTTTTTAATTATACTTCTATTCCAATTGGATCGTTGATATCCAATACTACATCACTATTATGAATATTCTGTCCGTTTACTAAAGCCATAATTCGCATACCGTTACCAAAAGCTGCCGTGGAACGCATACCCTGATATCTGCGTTTATCTATGCTTGTACCATCATACTTATAAGTTGTCATTGGAATATTACTTGACTCCGCAACTACTTCAGCAGATGAAAAACAAATCAAATCCATTTCTTCTTTTGGATACATAAATCTTTGAGTCGTTAATCCGGTCGGAAATGTTATAACGAATCTGTTTTCGTCTGTTATAGATAATTGTTCAAGTGGATTAATGACTGCGTTGCTGTCAACTTGATGTCGTGTGGCAAATTTATGAACATCTGTGGGTTTTAAAATATCAAATTCTCTTGCAACAAATCTCCAAATATTTTTTGCAGTATATTCATCTGCAAGATAATCTTCTCTATCATATGGACTGAGAATATAAAATGTTTTGCTATTATCTAAGTTTGATAGATTGTATGTGTTGCCTGATTCGTCATAAACTGTATCTACCGTATTTTCTGCATTTTGCAAATTGGCCGCGGCCTGAGAAAAATAAACACCAGCATCCCTAGAATATACAGAATCTCTCGAACATGAATACATCGTATGTAATGGAAACTTTGAACCTTCATCTGTTCTTGTTACACCGGTCTCATTATTTACAGTTCTTTGAACTGCAAGCCATGCGTAATCATCTGCCTGATCGGATGCAGCATCATCGTGAATATATAAAAATATTCCTCTTTCTGTCATAGTAAGTCTATATGAAAATGGATATGACCCTTGTAAAACTGGTTCTGTTTTAGGAAATCTTTTAAACCAACCAGAACCCTTTTTCTTATTTCTAAATCGAAGAGATCGGTTGTTTATATATTTTTTAAATCCCGTTACAGAACTTGGAGCCGTATCAGAACCCCATGTAGCAGACCCATGCGAAGTAGTAGGTACATACAACGTCAGCAATGGAAATTCTGTAACAGTTTTTGCAACAGATGTTCCAACACCAGAAGATACTGTCCCGCCACCAGTGTATTGTTGAGCAGTACTCCAAAGAGTGCCATCTAATGGAATTGTACAATTTGAGTTCATGTATACTCTAAATTGAGTTAGACTGCCAACAATAAGTTTTATATAATATGTGTTTCCGTTTAATGGGTTTATCGTCGGAGAGATAGAACTAAAATGTACTGGTTGGCCGTCAGTATATCCATGTGCCGCAGAGGTGGTCACAATCACAGGACTCGTATTAGAGACAGCAGAAATCGGGGTGGTAGACGCAGTGTTAGCAATCGCTCCATCGTATTGATTTGCTGCGTATTGATCTAAAAACACAGGAAAATAATACTTTGGTTGTGGATTGTCTTCTGTTATAGTCCCTTGTACATAATATGGACCTGTGTTGGAAGGGTCTGAAAGAACAGTGACATCTTCAAATGTCAAATCTACACACTCTCCTGGCATCCTCAAAATAGATGTATCTACTGTAGAACCATTTTCCAGTGTTATTAATCCATTGGTTTCTGTTTGTGGACTAGAAATATCACCAGATGCCAATAATTGATTTGAACAACCCACATTAACCTTAAACCATCCATACATAGGATTTGGAATACCAATTTGATCCTCCCAACCAGAACTCCCACTAAAACCAGATGCTGGGAGAATAAAATTATCAGGTCTGTATACTGTGTCGGGATAGTAAGAATTTGGTTTGAACGCTTGTTCGTTTATTTGGTTGCCAGCAGAATAATGATAAAGTCCTAAAGAATCCATTCTCATATTTAATTGATATAATTCTTGAGCAAATTCTCTGTCACCCAATCCGGTCCCATGATTAAAATAAAGTCTCGGTCTCAAATCTAACTCAAAACGTATCCTATAATTTTGATCCAATCCCCTAGAAACTGTACCATTATTGGGCAAAATATCATTTGTGGATTGAAATAACATAACATGTTGAGAGGGCGCAGAGGGTGTTGACTGACTATAGTTAGCAGACCCAGAATATGTTCCCGAAAAATCTCCTATTCTGTTGAGTGATATTTCTTCAAAGAATTGTTTTGTTATGGGTACATTAGATGAATCTATTAATTCATTTCCGACATCTGGAGATCCGTTAAACATACCCCAAGTATTTTTCATATCTAACGCTAAGGCCATCATCATTCCACCCGACACGACTTCATTAGAGTCGATAGAAGCGGTTCCATCAATTTTAGTAAATCCAGTTCTGAGTCTACTCATTCCATAATTTGAGAATGTAGCGAGATTTGTTATTTGCCGTTGAGCCATTTGCATCAATTCCTAATATTTTAGTTCATACCTATTTATAACGGTTTTGTCCGTCTAAATAGTTTTGATAATCCCTTAGATACACACACATATGTACCAACAATCATAGATATAGGATATATCACTATATCTGCAAGAGTAGAACCAAATGATCTTTTTCCATATATTTTATGTTTATAATAATCTACAACTCTTCTGGACGACCAATCAGATTTTGAAATAAGAGTATCAGCGATTACTTTGCCCCAGATATCATATCCTTCTTGCCAGATTATAGGTTGTTTTCTGTGCCAGGCCCGAAGTTTTTTAACTTCTGTGAAAGTCATTATACCACGATTCTCAGCCGCAGTACAACAGTGTGATGGCTTGAGGTTAATATCCCACCACTTATCTTTTGGTTTCACCCACGTATGTGCTACAGTTGTTCCAGTACCATTCTGTGCATTACCTCTATAACCACAACTAAAATGAGTAGTATTTGTAGCTCCGCCGGAGTCGGAAAAAATACTTCTAGCAAGAGATTCCCATCCATCTTTAATCCAATAGACTTGTTTACTATCTATACCATCTTCGGAAGTTTCCCAAGATACTGTCTTATATCCAAATAAATCTGGAAAATTACTAGAATTTAAAGCTTTGGGCGCACCAGAGGTTCCACCGCCGATTGTCCAATTACTATTATATTCGATCAATGCCATACCATTGCCGTTCAGATTATTAATTCGATGTGCAAGATGATGAGTTTGTACACCTGAAGATGCTGAGTTGGTTTTATCAATTCGAACTGGGGAAAAAGTATTTGAGCTCAAGTAAAACCCACCCATACCAGTATATGTAATTGCCATATCAGCACTTGCAAAAGAGTTCATTCCACCACTTTCATCGAGTTGCATTTGATTTCTACTTCTTACAAAAGATGCAAGTCTGTTAGAAGATGAAGCGGACCGACCTGTACCATCCAAATTTTGTGGTTTTAATACATATCTTTCTCTTGATGCCATTGTGAATTCTATTACACTTTTACTTTTGCTTAAAGTAAAAGTATCTGGCCCGCCGCCGCGCGATTGTGATACAGCAGTAGATGGCACTTTTGTAAATGTCGCTGTGTTATTATACGATCCTCTATGTGTCAATTCAAACTTAACAGGACATGTTGGAATGAACCAATTATCTACTTCTTCGTAGTCGGTCTTCTCTCTGGGCATATAAACGCCGGTCACCTGTTCTACATCCAAAGATGTATCTGGATTTTCATATAATTTTTCTAAAATAGGACTATTCAAAAATATTTTTTTCGTCAATGCTTTTACTTTTACTGATTTTTTTCCTATGTGACAGAAGGTTGTTTTCATAGGTACATCGCCATTTTTTCCAATTCTTGCACTAAATCTTAATCGGTACATTTTTGGATTGTTTACATCATTCGATCCCATTACGTCAATAGTTCTGGCAGAAGTCATTGCTCCTTGAAATGTTGTCTCTCCGCGAACGGAATAACTTCGTGCATAAGAAGATGATAAAATATTACCGAATTCATCTTCCAGTATCCAGCCAGGATGACTCAATTTGGAATGAGAATGTCCATAAGACCCAATTATTTGCACAACTCCATTTCCACCATAACCAGATTCAGAAATTCGAGTATTGGACATGCCATCATAATCATCAGAAGCAGTTTCGGGATCAAAATCTTGATAATAATTAATAGAACTTTTTCCTCCAGCGCCAACATTGATATTTACAATATCGCCCCCATTTACTTCAAAATCCCCAAAATATCCTGTCACCCCACTCTGTCCTGCTTGGGTTCCTGTATAACCAGTTTCATCCGATCCACGACCCCCATGTTGCCCTGCAGCACCACCAACACCAAATGAGCTATCCGGCACTTGTGTTATGTCTATTTGTCGTTCTCCAGCATATGTATATTCAATTCCTGGCGTGCCGCCAGTGCCGAACAGAGAATCTTCACCAAGGCCGCTTTCGCGATTCGTAGCATGTCCACGAAGTTCTTTAGGACGTCCAATTTTGTGCAAAATGTTGATGGGAAAATTATTTCGTCCAAAAGAAATACTACCATTATCAGGAACCATTGTATCAGATATTATATATTCTGTCGGCGTATCAGCTGATTTGTTTTCATATGAAGTTGCAAAACCACCAGTTACAATAGGATTTTCTGTTGTTGATAATGTCTGATCATATTCATTACCAGACTTGATAACCCCACCATCTTTAGAAACATCTCCCCCGCCGGCGCCGCCGGACAGATTTATAGATGCAGTTTCTAACCAAACGGTAGAATTTCCACCATCATAACCATTTTCTACAATACCTTTTGTTTTTTTATTTTTCAATTGATCGCCAGACACAATAGTTTTCTGGACACTACCAGAACCACCACCAGAAACTATCATAATCTTGAGTCTTTTGAATTTTTTAGGTACTATCATTTGCCAGTGACCAGAAGTAAAACTAGTTGTAGGCAATCCCAAATTTTTTGCAACAGTAGAAGTATTTTCTAAAATTCTTTCATATCTCAAATCTTCGCCCAGCTCGCTTCCAATATCAAATTTCAATGGAGGGATAGATATTGTTGCTTGTTCATTAAAAACTGGTATTGTCATTGAAGCTTCAGTATCATCGCGGCCTACATATTCATTAGTCGAATCTTTTACTCCATCCCAGTTCTCAACACCCTTTCCATAAAGATGAAATGAGTCTGTACAAAGTTCTGGAATTGGCCAATAATATTCAGATTGCAACCCCGATCCATGAAAATCTGACCATTTTATTTCTCTAGGAATACCAGCAGATCTATATAATGGGATATTTCTATTACTGACAAAATCTTTTACATTTCCATTTGGATGAGCCCTATAATATTCACTTATTGCATGAGATGCAGTGTTTTTTTCTGGACTAAAATTTACAACAATTTCAGATAATGATATTTTTCCTGATTTTGGTATCGACATGTTTTGTACTCTTTTTGTTTATTTATGCAACAGAACCGATATATGCTACAATATCTCCGGTACAAGTAATCCGCCTTGAAGTCCCTGCAGCCCCTTGCACTTTTAAATCGCCATCGTTTATGTCTAGTCCATTATTCATACTATCGCCATCAACCTTATTTCGTCTCACAAAACCGCCATTATTATTATAATCATCTGCAATGGGTTTCAAGAGACCATAAACAATATTTATTGCATCTATGATAGTAGTTCCATTTAAACCATCACTTAAATTTGAGACAGTTCCAACATCTTCTATTTTAGTTCTCTTCTCTATATCAGCACGTAATGCGTCGAGTTTTATTTCAATTTCGCCATCTAGTCTGTCATCCAATGTTCTAATTTCATTATCCAATAACCTAACATTAGTCACAATATTTGCAGAAGTTGCATAATCATTCTCTGCATCAGGAACCATAGTACCCTGCACACTATCAACACCCAAAGATGCAATAATATTTTGTATTTTAATTAAATTTAATTCTACAGCAGTTGTGTTTGCAAGTTGGGCGTCTGTATTAGTTTTAATTCTCTGATCGAGAATTACCATATTCTTTTTGATATTTGCACTGCCATCCGATTCTACTGTCAAATAGTTTACCGTACTATCAGACCAATCAAATTTAGCCGTAGAGTCACTGCCTATAGTGGCTATCAGAGTGTCTAATAAATCTGCCTTAGTCTTGGTGGCTGCATCCAATAAGGACACCGCACCCTGCAAATTGTTAGCAGTACTAAGATAATTACTACCAACCATAATATTAAATGTTCCATTAGAAAGTATACCCAAAGATGTTTGGGTTAAATCCAATTCAGATTGAATTGCAGAATCTGCTGCTTTTCTATCAATAACTTCTTTGTCTATTTGTGAGTCAGTATTTATTTTTTGCCAATCATAATTATTATTGATAGCAGAAACTAAATCTACAGCACTAATGTCTGAATTAAGAAGTGACAAATTGCCAATATTTTGCGTGTTTTGATCTGCATGGGCATCGACTTCGTTGATTGCATTCACAATAGAAACTTTACTATCGGTGTTTAGAAGTCCCAGATCACCAATGTTTTGTCTTCCGGCCTCTGTGTGGAGGATCATAGAATTGGTTTTTTTGCGCCATTCTTCGAATGTATCTGTAGTTAAAACAGATACCAGTGTTGGATATTCTACGGCCATTTTATTTTTTCTCCAATATCTTTATTAAAAGTTCTTTTATTTCTGACATCTCATTTTGCAAATCTCGGATATCTTCTTTTGTTTGTTTTTGTGCATTAATTTTTGTCATATACTGTTTATATGATTTTATATCGGTATTAATAATTGCATTTGTGGAACTATCTCTCACATAATCTTCGTGATCTTGTACTTTTATTTTTTCTTTTTTCATCTTTAACTCGCCAATGCAATTATTCTTAGGTCTTTTACTTTTGGTACAATAGATGAATTTTCAGTTGACATAACAATTTTTACCGAAACAGAAGTAAATTCTGGCAAATTTTGCACATCAAATTCAAACTCTTTGAAATCATCTTCGTTTATAGAGTTGACACTATAGATATCTGGTCTTTCCATTAATACCCAAGGCCGGTCAACGAAAACTTGTTCTTCTGAAGTTTTGATTCTATAGTAAAAATCAATATCACATGGCGACTGTTTATTTACAGACGCAACGGTCTTCAGAGATGTGGATGACTGTTCTAGTGTGACTTCCTTTGTTATATATTTAGTTGCAATGGAACCGTTAGTTGGTTCTGTTTCTGCAATAAATCCAGTATTGACATATCCTCTCTGTCCAACAGTTGCGGTTGAAGGACTGTTCGTTTTATTTGATATAAGAATTGCACTCATTCTTTGTGTATCAACAACAGGAGAAATATTATCAAATTCGCTTATCAGATTCAATTTTATTGCCAGAGATTTTTTGTCTAATGCAGTACCGGATCTGTTGAAAAGTTTTTCATTTTTATTTGTTGCCATCATCATCGGAGAAGAAAATTCTATATTTTGATTGGGTACAAAATACTGATAATTTGCATCCTTGATTCCTGGCACTTTGTTGGAATCTTGTGATGTTCCAGACAATCCTCTAAATTGTGCAGTAATATCAGTATTTGGCAATTCTATTGTTTGAATAGTCGGTTTCATCAAATCATATTTAAAATTACTTTTAAATCTAGGTAAAAATCCGGTATTACTTTTTGGAGTGTATGTATTAGTTACTGTTGGCAATTCAGCTGCAGAATATGCAATACTTTGAGAAGACGATCCCTGTTTATAAAAACTATTTCTCATATCAATAGTGAATGTATTATAAGTCGTTTCGGTAACTAAGTGGTCGCCGTTAAAAGATTCTGATGGAAATACATCATATGTTCCATGAAAATCTGATAAAGTAACATAGTTATATCCTTGTCCGGACCACCGGTCTGTCGAAACAAATCCTGAAGTGTCATTAATATTAAATGTAATTTTTGATGAATTTTCAGTTATTTTCATACTCTGTGGACCAAATTCTTTTGACCATAGATCGTTATTATTATCATCATATTCTGTGTTTTCTAGTATTACCTCGCCGCGAGCAGATGTATCAAATACTGCTCTATGTACTCTAAATTTCAAATCTTCCATTTGATCAGCTGTCCAAGTAGACGCATTTTGAGATTTAAAGAACACACCCGCATGTGGTTGAGCAGAAATTGTTCCACTACCATCGACGGCTTCTTGTCCCATCCTAGAAATATGACATCTATAACCCTGAGTGTCTGCTAAGATAACAATACAATATTCCGTTTGATCTTGTACATAAATTGGAGAAGGGAATACAAACTGAGTCGGTGTTGTACCTAATTCAGAAATATTTACATCTTTTGGATATAAGACTTTTTCGCCCAAAATCTTAGGGCCAGGATATCCGTTTACAGTGTGTCTAATTTGACATGTAACGGGTTTAAAATCGTCTTTAGTGGAAAAGAATAGGTCTACAGCACTAATAAACATACCACCATCCATATCAACCATAATTGTCTGTGCAAGTGGATCATACCAGCCACCACTCTGAAAAACTTGATTTATCGGCGGAAGCCGTTGACTAATAGGTTCTTCGTCACTAACATCGGTGACTGTAAATTCCGGAACTCTTGTCAAGACAATTTGATCAGCAACAGTTTCTATAATACCAGTTGCAGCATATGTTGTTTGCCCTTCTGTGCCTGCATCAGATGCATTGTTTACTTGGTCTGACATTCTAAAAATTCTTTCGCCAGTTTTAAATCTTATATTTGCACTATTGGGTAATGAAAATATTCCAGAAATAAATCCAGCTTCATCCGTTTTGAGATCTGAATTTGCCGCTATTACATTATCCCCGGCAGGCAATGTTCCTACACGTTTTTCAGAAAGACCAGTTGGACTATCTGGATCCGGCCACCTAACAGTCATTTGTTCGCCAGTAGTATATGAACCATCGCGACTACCAAATTGTGCAAATACATTATCCGGTCCCACATGTAGTGTAATAGTGGTTGAATCGATCCAATCAACATCATATACATTGACTTTATGTTCGCTGGTATCTCCTACCAAACCAACATTTCCTCTATTGTCTACTATCACATCTCTATTGTTTTTAAACCACTCGGCAATAACCTCATTTGTATCCGTAAATGTGAATTTTCTGGTGCTTTCACAAAACTCTGAAACTGCTACACCATCAAAAAATGCATACAATTTGGTATTTGGTTTCATTTTTTCAGCAGAGAAATAAACATTTCTTGAACGAATATAAGGAATCACTTCAGTTTTCAGAGTTTTGGTCCCGTAACTTTCTCTTTTATCTAAAGGCGCCACGGTTGTCTGTTGTCCTGTGCGAGTTTTTGTGCCCACTCTTTTTTGTTGTGTTGTTCTTGTCGAAGTTCTAGGCACGCCAAAGTTGGTCAATCCCCGCGAGATTTTAAAAGCTTTATTTTGGGCCCATGAGTTTTTTGTAACAGTAGTTCTACCTTCCACTACACCGGTCCAGTTATTTTCCCATTCGCCCCATTCCGTACCCATGACTCCATCGGCAGGAAGTAAATGTTCAAATACCTCATATTCATCTCTTTTATCTGTTACAATATCTGGAGCCTGATTGGTTTCTTTCCAATCATCAGTCGAAGGGAAAAGTTGCAAACTTCCTCTAAATGAGAAAATAGCAAATGGATTTACGTTGATAGTTTTAGATGATTTTTCTTGTGCCATAACCTGTTCACTAGTATATGGCAAGTAAATTTTCTGTTCTTTAAGAGCATACCCACTAGATTCTAATGTGTTGATAACAAGATTAACATTTTTTGATGTATGGAATGGTCTCAGTTCTCCCCTATTGCTGTCAATAGCAACTCTATAATCTGGATCTGCTGTTGCACCAACACTATGATTTTGAAACTGATCTACAATGAACCCATTTTTAAATCTATCATTTCCATCGGCATCTGTAACTTTCATATCCATCGTATCTTTTTCTAAAAGATTGAGAGATGTATAATATTCCAAATTGGAAATTCTTTTTTCCAATTTTCCAATATCCTTCATGGTATATCTTCTATTATCCATCATCGAAATTGATATAGATTCTGGACCCTCAGTATATGGTAATGTCGTTAATTCATATAAAACCATTCCATTTACAGGATCATCGGGCATTTGAGGAGATATAGAAGAACTGCCATATTTTATTAAAAATTTACCTTTTTCTGTTGCATAAAGTTTATCTTTGCGACCCAAATATCCCCGCAAATCGGCGCTGATAGCACTACCCGTTCTGGGATAATCTCCAGATGGACTATTTACGACACCTAGTACATTTGGCCACCCACCGCCAACTAATCCACCCGTCCCATCGAGTTGAGACCATTCTAGTGCAGGCCTGAAATCAAAAACATCGGACAATCTGATATTATCAAAATTTCCAATAAGTTCATAATCTGGATAAGAATCTACCGAAGCATAGTCTCCTACACCATGTGACCAATACGAATACACTATAATAGGTCTACCTTTACAAGATTCTCCCGCGCCTTTAATTTTTACTTTACCAAGGCCTAAAACATTAAATTTTGATCCATCATCTAAAATATATCGATCTGTAATATCATTAATTTTAACAGGTACATCAGATGGATTTGGAATTGCAGTTACACCAGAAACAAATAGATTTAATATTTCATCAGAAAATGGATTTTCTATACCAGAAATTGTAAGGGAATTTTTCACGTCATCATAAGTCAACCCACCGACAGCTGTCAAAGTTACATTGAAAGGGCTTGAACCAGTTTGTTCATAAAAATTATAAGCTTTCAATGCAAATTCAAAATCTTCCTCTGACATCTGGTGAATGTTTTTCTTATCAGACGAATCTATAGCAACTCTATACGCATAATTATTTACATTACACGTATCATATAGTTTTTTAAGGTTGACGACATCAGAATGATGTAATTGAAATTCGTTTATAGATAATGATAAATCTGTACTTACACCCAATCCAGTGAGAGTAGATAAAAGTTGTCCAGATGAAGAAGATCTTTGAGAAGCAATATCAATATCATATGTATTAGTGTTATTTGTATCATTGTTCGTTGTGTTCGAATCCCAATTTTGTCCAGATATAGTACCGCCGGTCAAACTTGTCAATGTATATGGCATATATATTTGTGTGTTTTCAGTCTTTATTTTTTCTTTCGATTGTGTTTTTCTCACAGGAACCAGTACATTTAAGTTCGACATACTAGATAATGTAGTTATAAAAGTAACCGATTTTAGATCGGATGAGAATGAAAAGTTGCTTTGAGTTCCTACTTCGCCTGCGAATAAACTAGTTCCATTTGGAGGCGTCCATACATTATATAATGTTGTAGTTTGTTCAAAATATTCGTCGGCGGCAGCTAGAGTAAGAGTTACCGATCCTAAATTACTGGATGAAGTCACAAATTCTTTCATTACAGAATATTGTGTATCAACAGTAGAAGTACCACTAATGTCATCTATACTTCGTATTGTCTTGAGCCAATTATTTCCAGTTTCAATTATACTTCCGCCAAGGGAATTTGATATAACCGATTTACTAAAGAGTCTAGCTGTAGTTGTAGTATTGGAAATAGTTCCGTCTGTCGAATTTCCAGTATTAGCGAAATTGCCACCAGAACTAACTCCGATTGCCTCAAAAATTACCTCATTAAGAGCAAAACGATTTCTCGGTAAAATATTAGTGTCTCCGACCGAACCATTTGATCCACCCGCATTTCCAGAATTTAATTCTTTTACCAATAAAGAACCAGTAAAAGAGTTGTAATCATAAACAATGCCACGAATAGCATCATTATTTTTTTGGTAAATCAAAGATTTTCTGGAAAAATTTCCTTCTTGTTGCATCATAGACATCTTTGTTAAAATATTTGAACCAAAGTCATATACTTTTGTTGCGCCATGTGTCTCTTGAGATGTAACAGACCTAGCATCTAATATATTATATTCTGCGTTAGTTCTGGGGTTAGTTTCAAAATTTATGTCATATAGATATAATTTATAGATCGCCGTTTCTTGTGTGGTAACAGGAGGTCTAAAATCCCCCGTTGTGTGATTATATGATCTGGCACCACTACTAGAATCTTCGTAATAAGAAATTGCTTTAACCTTTGCAGTACCGACAATATCAATACCATATACGTTTGATGTCAATGTCTCCGCCCCACCATCAAACATAACTGGTGGGATTTCTCCGGCAACACCATCGACTGTCATTCCCGCTATATTGAGAGAGGTTGTATTAGAATCTGCCGGCACGCTAACCCATTTTTCGGACGCAGATTTACCTATGTGACAATTTACCAAATTGACCGCACTATTTATTTTTGGCAATCCCTTCATATCAGACACAAAGATATATGGGCCCAAATCTACTGGAATAAACTCATTGTTTTCTTTATAAATTTCTCTTGCTTTATCGTATATAAGATATTTACCCTCTTTGCTTAAGGCCTTGGGTTCTACTTCATATCCTTTTATATATGCCTTACCAGATTCGATACCAATTGCAATTTTATTTCTAACTGCATTAATCAAATTCTGATGCGTAACGCCAGGATAGTATTTTGTCTGAGTTGTATCTAGCACCTGATCGGGATAATTATTAATATCTTGCTGTGTAATCTGATGCGATTGACCGACTCCATCGATAGTCATTCCATATTCTTCTGGCATTTTAGTTTCTGCCCAGAATCTAGCCTCAACATCAGTATCAAATACAAAGTCCGACATATCAAAAACGCCATCATTAAAATTCTCTTTATAATATTCTCTAATATCTAATTTGAAAGGTCGTACAGTATAATCGCCGGATTCATCATAAGTTCTTCTGGCCAAAGTTTTCATAAGAATTTCATAATCATCTCTCGCCGCTTCTTTAGCAATATTACCATTTTTAACAGTTATCAACTCAACAAAATCGGATGTATCTACTACATCAATATCCTTTTTTACTAAAGTCAATACAACTTTCAGTCTATCAGCTCCAGGCGCATTATAATTTACACTACCCAAAGATGTATCAAGCAAAGAACTATCATCATTAGAAGTAATAACAGATTGTGAAATATCCAGACCAATTTTTGCAGTTGGTTCCGAAGTGTATTTACTCAATACAATACTTTGTGCTTGGACTTTTACCAATTGTCCGCTGATATAATAAACGCCCTCCTCAATAAAGGCAATCGTACCTTGACCAATGGGTCTAGAGACAACAGAATTTGACATGACTTCGCAAGTTAAAGTAGAACCATCTGTTCCAGTTGTTACAAGAGTTTCGCCTTCAACAAATGTAGAAGTAGCCCCTTCAGCAATAGTTACGGTCTCTCCATTGACAGTAAATGTCGTGGTGCCCGGCACCGAATTTTGAATAGAAACCAATCCGCTTCCCACATTAACTTGTGTATTCGGAGCAGGGGCTCCATCAAGATATTTCAAATATAGTGTAGTTGGTTCATCACCATCTGCTGCATAATCTGTAAAATCTCCGTCACTATTTCCATCAAAAATATCTACATGTTTAACAACTAATGCCTTCAAACCAGTTTTGTTACCTTGAACTATCTTTCCTACAAAATCATTTGCAGATGGTAGAGTAGTTGGAAGCATAACTTTTACATACTGAGCATTTAAATCAATCGCTGATTGGCCAGGTATTACCATCGCCCCTTCTTTAAAGAAATGATCTGACAAATTAGTAATCTGTTGTTGCAACAAACTCTGCATTTGAGTCAATTCTCTTGCCTGAATGGAATTTCCAGGCTTGAATAGTATTTTTAGATATCCCTTGTTTATGTCATAATCGTCAAAATAGGGGGTGACATTAAGATTTAAAGTCATATGTTTCTTCTCTCATTGGGTAGTTAAACGAATTAAAATTCAAAGACAACCTTAATATCTTCGATTTGATCTATAGCGCGAGATACGGGTTGTCTGTTTTCAGTATACAAAACCTTACCAGAACCAGATTCTACATCAAAAGTAGTTTCTCCGGCAGTACCCCAAGCATCGGACGATGGCGTTGTATAAGATGGACCACGATATGATACATTTGTTGCAGGAATAAGAGATGTTTTTTCGAGGGGATCTGCAACAATTGCGATTTGTCTAAACACAGAAGATGTGTCCGAAACTGGAAACATTACTTTAGTTGTATCAGTGCCCGCATCATTAGGTCTGGTATGTTGTTCATCATATTCAAGTCGCATAGCTATCATAATATAATATCCACCAAGTTCTTCTATAGCATCGGATCCATGGCCTTTATCGGGACTAATGATCGGCTTTACCTTACATGCGTTCACATTATCTGCACCAGAACTAAGAGCCGGCAAGTGATCGGTATCTATAACTGCTGAAGTAATCGTAGTATAATTTGTTCCTTTATTAGTAATGTTTATATTAGAAATTTTACCAGAAGAAACAATACCATATGCATCGAAACCCGAACCATTACCCGTAGTGGTAATTCCTGGCGCCACGATTATAGTAGTTGAGGCCTGTGCAGGAAGAGCACCATCGAGAGTAACAACAACAGTTGTTCCAGTAACTACCCAATCTGTAATTTTTTGTTGATTTTGATTTTGTACATCTACAACATAATATCCGTTATACTTACCACTCAACATGCCAGATTCTACACCAGTGATTGTGACAGTACTTGTCCCATCAAGGAGCATGTCATTGCGAGAAATATTGTCATGATAACCTACTCCTCCTGTTATTGATCCATTGACCTCATTAGGCATTATTTTTACATGATCTATATGGCCAGGCGCTGTCAGAGCAGCTTGTTGAATTTGCCATTGAACACCTTCAGCAGAAGAAGAATCTGATGGATTGTATTCAACAGTGGTTACAGGAATATAATCCTTTGTCAAAAACTTCAAGGAATCTGCAAGAGAAATAGAATACATATATTTCCACCTATAACCATCAGCTGTAGTTTCTATTTCTGATACAGAAGTGGATGTAGGTTTCACAGTCGATTGAACTGCGATAGATGTTGCACTGTCATCCACAAATTTTTGATTGTTTATGCATTTATACACATTGTATTGATTCGAACCTTCCGTTATCACATAAGAATTTGGGATAATCTCTTCTGCCAAGTCATGTTCATACATCGTATAAACTGTATTTGGTGTCCAGTTAATTCTAGGAATTGCAAGAGTCATATCAGTCTGTTCGACCTTTTTCATTGCAATAGAACCCTGTTTGACTGCATATCCATATCCGATAGAATCTTCCGGTGTTGGCGGGTTTGCATCATTCAACCAAGCAGTAGGTTTCCCAATCGACATATAAAGATTATTATATACTGATTGTCCTAGATGGGACCAAGTAATATTTCCATCGGTGGGTACGGACGGTGTTGGACCTGTAGTACCAGAAGTTCCATTACCCAATGCAAGCCAAAGATTTCCATCTTTCACTACAGAAGTGCCTTCTGAATAAGTTGTTGATGCCTTCCAAATTGGTGCGGATCTGTTAATAGATTGCAAAAATTCCTGAGCATTAAATATTCTCAGTTTATTTGTGATAATTGCTGCCATTGTTTTACCTTTTGCATATGATTTTTTATATTATTTATAATCTTTTTTAGTCGATTGTCATAGTTTCTAAAATTTGATTCAATTCTTCAACAGTTGATGGTATATTTGCTGTCGTATATTTTACCAATGTAGATTCTGATGCGAAATTGGATTTGTCATTTATAGTGCCCGGCGATATAAATTTTTCAAATGTATTTTCATCCAAAACACTAATGTTATAATCAGATCCCGACTGTAGTTTTTCGTTAAATTTAGCTCTTTCTACTGAAAGATTTGTTGGGCCCATTCTTTTTCTTGTCCCTGATAGGGGGGTTTCTTCCGACATAATCAAATAAACGGGAGAAATATTTACAATAGAATCTAAAACCGCCCTATACTTTCTATCAGATTTAGTAACTACATCTGACATAACAGTATTTCTCCATTTATGATCTGTTCCGTCAGTGGTAGATATCCATTCCTCATTTCCATTTTCTTCTACTGGCAAATTATACCACATATTATAATCCGGATGTCTAACTGCTATATGTGTCAAATTATTTCCCTGTACCAATTTTCTATGGTTATTATAAGGCGAACCTACCATTTCCGAAGCTGGACTAAACATTTGTTGCACCAATTCGTTACGAGGATAAGTATCCCTAAAATAAAATTTAAATCTTTCTAAAGATTTCCAAGTCGTATGTAAAGTCGGCACATCGCCTTCTTTATTATTGTTAAATCTTCCAGAAATATTTATAATCATTTTTTCATCGCGAGGATTTGCACCATCTGCGATAGAACCGATCCAACTATTGGCATTTCTATCTACATTTCCACGAAATATATTATCCCATCTAAATTCTACTCTATTCGGACCACCGAATACTGCATTATCCCATTCGGGCATGTCAGCAGAATAACTTGAAATCAATTTGACATCATATACAACATATCTTTCGCCAACCGATGAATCAATTAGAGCTCCAATTATTTCATACTTTCCCCAAGGTCGAGTATTAATCCAATTATCAGAGATCATATCTTCATCAGAAATATCGTAAATAGTTACAGTATTTCCTATAAGCCCGGAAGTGTAATAGTGTGAATAGTCTTTTCCAAATGCTTCTCTAAAATTTAATGCAATTTTTTTAACTTGCCACCATCCACCAGAAGCGTTTGTACCATCAACCTGTAGTAAAGCATATCTTCCAGATCCGTTATCTACTGTTGTAGATCCAGCGGTATCGTCAGACACTTCGCCTTCGCCTACGCCATTATACATTCCATCTATTGTAGAATTTACACTTAGTTGTCTATTGTCATATGTGAATATATTTCCATGAGAATTTAAATAATTTGTGTCCTGTCTTGTCGAAGTCGGATACCATTGGCCATTAGTTTCTCCATATGCCCATCGACCAAGACCGTCCATATTTTTAACTTTCATGTTGACATTTTTAATAATCTCGTATATAAGTTGGGCCCATGCAATACCAGCACCTTTTCTGACTTCTGCAGCAGTAGAAATACTATATTCTCCAAACATCATTAATCCGGCAGGGTGAATCACTTTTTTAACAATTTTTCTCCATTCGTCAATATATCTTCCGACTTTAACAACATAAGAAAACTCCTGCCACAAATACCCATCATATAATCTATTGTCATCCGACAAAAATCCCTGTTTGTTTAAAAACTCGCCAGGCCGCACACAAAGGGGTCCTGTCAATACAGTCGCTGTCGCTTGTCCATCACCAAAGGAACTTAGATCAATTACTGGTGGGGTAGTATAATCAACTCCAAACCCTTCCAGTTCTGATTGAAGTGCATTTCCTTTTATTTTAAAACTTTCTATTTTACCTATGTCTTTGCCATGTCCTTTGAACCATGCACCCTTACCAATCGACTTATAAATACCAGTATATTCCTTGACATAACCATATGGTTTCTTCATATAATTATTTCCAAAAGTAGACAAACTTACAATAGTAACCGCAGCTCTTGGTTTTGACGACCAAGAAACTCGCAAAGAATTTCCGTCCGGTAGAGCATAGGTAGAATATATGCCATTTTCGTCAGATTTTCGCAAAGAAATTTTATTAGCAGACACAGGATGATTTTCATTACGAATAATATATTCTACATCATCTTCAAGAACGCTCAAATAACTTATTTCTATTACTTCATCTATTCCCAAATCTGGCGAAAATGCAATTCCACTGCCCATTCCACTTATAGCATTACCACCAGAATCTAAAGCCTGAGTCAATGAAAACTGTGCGCCGGTTTGGCCTGGTTGAATTAATTCGGAAGTATTTGTTATTATTTCACCAGAGGGAACAGTAGAGTTTACACTTCTAGTAATTGTGGGGATTTCATTTATATCAAACATCATAGAAAATGCAGATTTATTTGACTCTGTCACTTTAAATGTAACCTTTAATGGTTCAGATTTTCGAATAGTAGTAACAGAAGGAATTGGATTTACATATATTGGATTCAATCCAACACCAGAGATAGAATTATCAGTACCCGTATCTTCAATGAGGCCAGAGACTTCTTCATATCTGCGACCAGTTGTAAATCTCAGAGTTCCAAAGAAAGCATGATTATAATCTTCTATGGAATATGAAGAATCTACTTTTTGTCTAGCACCCAAGTAAAAATTCTTTACTGGTTTTGAATATGTTAGAGTGACCACGTCTCCAATCGACAATGTTGGCCAGGAAATAACATTACCCGCAGAGTTGGTCGTAGGTGTAACAGAAACAAGTGTTCCGGCAGATGGGCCCGATGTATAGTCAACCGACATTTCTATATTTTTATTAGGATCATATACTATCGTAGAAATACCATTTTCTTGACCAGAGGCAATAGTGATTGTTTCTGTATACTCTCCATATTCAGAAATATCAAAATAACTATTATCGGTGATTGTTGTGATATAGTCTTGCCCATCAACATAAACTCTGGATTCTGTTGGGCCTAAAAATACGGCAATGTGATGCCAATCGCCAAAGGAAAGAGCTGAGCCAGTCTGCGATACAGTCCCGTTTCCAAATTCCAAAGTACCATCTGGAAGTTGTTGTAAAAATGTTTTTTGTGTACCACCTACAGATTCATTTATAGAAAATATAGATGCGCCTCCATAAGTACCACTAATTTCAGTGCCTTTTCGGAAATACCAAAAATCAATAGTAATACCATCCGTAGAATTTTTTCTAAATGTTTCACCGATATCGGAAAGTCTCATATATCCAGAATCAGTAAATAGTGCATTTTCACCAACCTGATTTATTTTTGCAGTAAATCCACTTTTAACCCACTGATGGGCTAAAACAGAACCTTTGATAGTTAAAACTTGCCCTACATTATATCCAGTGCCACCTTTTCCAGAACTAACACTTGCTGAATAGACATCATTTGTAATAACAATATCAAATTCTGCGCCAATTCCTTTGACAGATTCCGCTGAAATGTCAGAGATAGAAAATGAATTTTTAGATGTACCGGATATAATAGAAATCCCTGTGACTCCACCATTACTGTCAATAGAAGAAATTTCAAAAATTAGATCATTTGTAGTACTAACGCCACCCAGCTGGGCACCATCAATAAGTATTGAGTCGCCAACTACATAATTAGTACCTCT